TGTCACTTTTGTAAATGAGTTAGATGAGGATGATATGAAACCCGGATTAATAAAGGATAAACCTATTTGGGCAAGTGTAATACCTCAAACAGGTTCACTTCAAAAACAACAAGGGGATACAATTCTTTCTAATGTAACTCATAAAATAAAAATTAGATATGGAGCTGGTAAAGATATTACCCAGGATATGTGGATAATGTTTAAAGGTCATAGGTTTGATATTAAATATATACTCAATCCTTACTTTAAAAATGAATTTCTTGAAATTTTTTGTGAGGAAATTATAGGAGGATAGTATGGGTAGTGATGGATTTGATTTCAGCGAATTAACTCAATTTGAGAAAAAGTTAACTGAAAAAGTTAATGATACTATGCCTAAGGAGTCTAGAAAATTTATTAAAAAAGAAGCTGGCAAGCTTAATAAAAAAAATAAAGCTGTGTTTAAAAGTAAAGGAATAGGGCAAGAAACGGGAAATTTAATTAAAGCGTTTAAATCAGGAAAGGCATATAAATACAATGGTGTTTGGTCTGCAAGGGCTTTTAATAGTAGTCCACATGCTCATTTACTTAACGATGGGTACATGTGGAAACCACATAAAAATCAAAAGGGTGAAGAAAGATTTATTCCTGGATTTCATTTTATGGAAGATGCAGCTAGAGCCTTTGAAAGTAGTTATTATTCAGATGTTGAAGAATGGTTACATGAAGTATTTATAAAGGGGGTGTAATAATGATTACACTAAAACAAATTAATAAAGCTATAAATAACACTATACAAGCTGCATTGTTACATACTGATTTTTCAGATGTAAAAGTAATAAGTGAAGATATTACAGAAGCATTAAAAAAGGATACAGATGGAGCATGTATAAACGTTAAGAGACCATCTATAAAAGTTACATTTGATAATGTACAATCTGGAAAATTTAATAGTCAATTAAAAGAAAGAACTCTTCCAATAAGAGTTTATTTTTTTGCAAAAGATATGTACAAATGCAAGCTAGATAATTTAGAAATGCAAGACTTATTAGAAAATGCATTTTTAGAAGACGTAAAAGTTACTGATACTTTTTACATGCCAATTGTAAGTGAGGATGGTATAGAAAGCAATATAACTGATGGAGTATTGCAATGCAGTTTTGATTTATATTCAGTAGAGGAAATTTATGATGATTCTGCATTAGAACCAATGGATGAACTAAATTTAAAATTAGAGGAAAAGGAGTGATAATTATGTCTATAACAATGCCCAATATAGATATAAATTTTAAACAACTTGCAACATCAGCGATAGAAAGAAGCGAAAGAGGGGTTGCAATTTTAATAATTACGGATGAAACAACAACAGCACCAACATATAAAGAATATATTCAAATTACTGATTTGGAAGAAGATAAATCAAAATATACTGCTGAAAATTATCAATATATAAAAGATGTATTAGGATTTGTAATAAATAAAGTAATTATAATAAATGAGGATACTGTAGTAAATGGTTTAAACAAAGTTATAGATCATTCAACCACTGGGTGGATTACTATTGCAGATGGAACTACAGAAGAATATAACACACTAGCAACTTGGGTAAAAACTAAAGAAACTATGGAAAAGAAATATTATAAATGTGTATGTTATAAAGCAACTAGTCCTAATAATCGACATGTAGTTAATTTTGTTAATGAAAAAGTAACTTTTACTGATTCAAGAGGAGAGGTAACAGGTGAACATTATTGTCCAAGTCTTGTTGGAATATTAGCTTCATGCAATGTTACTAAAAGTACGACTTATTATAACTGCACAAATCTTAAGAAAGTAACGGAGGTTGCTGATAGAGATACATCATTAAAAAGTGGAGAACTTTTTCTAATAAACGATGGTGAAGGTATAGTAAGAATTGGTCAAGGAATAAATTCATTGACTGATACTGGAGAAAATTTAACTGAAGACATGTGTTTTATAGAAACTGTAGAAGTTATGGATCTAATTAATGATGATATAAGATCTACTTTTAAAGATTATATAGGTTCTTATAAAAATAAATATGCCAATCAAGTTCTTTTAATATCTGCTATTAATGGATATTTAAAAGAGTTAGCAAAATCAAACATTTTAGATGAAGAATATGACAATAAAACTGACATAGATATTGAAAGTCAAAGGGAAGTATGGATTAAGAGTGGAAAAACCGAAGCTTCAACTTGGACAGATACACAGGTTAGAATAGCTTCTTTTAAAAGAAGTGTGTTTTTAGTAGGGCAAGTTAAAATTTTAGGAAGTATGACTGACTTAAAATTCAATGTCAATTTATTTTAAGGGGGTGTAATATATGGTAAATGTAAACAGAATATTAAGAGGAAATAGTGGTAATGTGTGGTTTAATGGTCAATTATTAGCCACAGTTAAGAAAATTGAAGCAAAAGTTAAAGGGAATTTTGAAGATGACTCTTTTTGTGGAGATAATGCAGATTATTCAATTTATAGTGGTTGGAGTGGTGAAGGAACTTTAACAATGCAAAAAATTGACTCCACGCTATGGGAAACTATGGCAAAGGCTTATAAAAGTGGAGTTATGCCAGATATCAAGATAATCACAGCTTTAACAGACAAATCAACAGGACAAAGCGAAAGAGCATCTATAGAACAAATCACTATAACAGAATTTAATTTAGTAAACTTTGAAGCAAAGAAAATTGTAGAAGAAAGTTTTCCATTCAAATTCTCAAACTACGAAGTATTAGAAGCAATAGCTTAAAACATGTAGGATATCTTTTTAGGTGTCCTAATATTAAATTAGAAAATAATTAAATCAATGTAAAAAGTATAAAAATAAAGTGAGGTAAAAAATATGAATAAAAGTATTGAAAATAAGAAAGAAACGAAGGAAGAGCTAAAGGAATTAACACTCGATGATTTTATAAACAAAGCAGTGGAAAGAAATAATAATAAAAAAGATGAACAAAAAATTGAAATAAGTGGTTATGGGTTAGTAAACTTCAAAGCACCAACAGCTGACCAAAAATTAGAATATATGAATGCTAGTGCAAATGCAGTAAAAATTGATAGGGAAGGCAGTATAATTGGTACTGATTTAATAATTTTAAATGAATCTGCCAAAAGGTTTATTTACTTTACATGTCAGTATTTGCAAAATCCTGAGTTACAAGAAGTCCTAGAAATAAAAGACCCCCTGTATGTTGTTACTAAGGTGTTTGGAGTAGAAAACCTAATTGATATAGCAACAAAAATCCAAAATGCTTTTGGAGATGGAAACAAGGTAAAAAGAACAGTAAAAAACTAATAAGAGGGGATGATAATCAAGGTGGTGAACTCTTTTGGCTTGGTCACTGCTTTGAAAAAGGTCATTCCCTCGAATATTTATGGGGATTATCAGCATGTAAAAAAGAATTAATAAAAGAATATTTACAATTTAAGATGGAATTAAAAAATAGAAATAGAAATCAAGGGGGTGAGGAATAATGTCTAGCACGAAGGTGATTAATACCATTCTTAATCTTAAGAATAACTTTAGTGATACAATTGAAAATGTTGCCAAAAGTACATCGAATTTTAGAAATGGTATGCAGAAAACTGAAAAGCAAGCGTTGAGTATGAAAAAAACTGTAAGTGATGCATTCGGAGATATTGGAAAAACTATACTTGATGGTGTCGGTATAGGTGCTGGTATGGAAATTTTTGAAACTATTAAAGATAAAATTTCAGAAACTGTTACATTTGGTTCTGACTTACAATCATCTCTAAATGGAGTTATGGCTTCTGGTGGACTTGCTTCTTCTGGAGCAGACAGAATGAAAGATATTATGCTAGACATTTATAATAACAATTTTGGAGAAAATTTTGGAGAGATTGGTGAAGCGCTTAAAGCAGTAGGACAACAAACTGGATATACTGGAGATAATTTAAAAGATTTAACTGAAAATGCATTAACATTGAAAGATACCTTTGATTTTGAAGTAGGTGAATCTACTAGGTCTGCTTCTACACTAATGAAGAACTTTGGAATTGATGGTAATGAAGCTTTTAATTTAATTGCACAAGGAAAACAGGATGGATTAGATTTTAG